TGGAGTTGCTCAAAGATCATTTAAGAGAGCATGGACAATCTCAGACGATCAGGAGATTGCATCAGTCAGCTTTGAAGATGGGTTACTGAGTATCAAACTAGGCAAGGTTGTACCCGAACACTATAAGAGAAAAGATTGGTTATGATTTTCTGACAAATTTTTGTGCCGATTTATACAGAACTGTATCATATTGATACAGTATAATCTATATAATTATGTACTACGGAGATCGCACGAAATGAACTTAACCGTTTCAACTCTACTCTTGGGATCGGTACTATCTCTTTTTAGTTGGTCGTCACTATCGCCGATGTTACCATGATACATCCTGAATAAATACTAGCGAATATCGTCGCCGCAGGGGAGCAACTGGCAAAATCCAGTTGCAACCCCTATTTTTTTGCGTTATAATATACAATGAAACTTTGTAAACCATATTATGCCTTGGTTGAGTTTATCAATATTGTTTCCAATCGCTGCCGCACTTAGTATCCCTCTTCTACCTGATAAAGGAGACGGGAAAGTTGTTCGGTGGTATGGACTATCAATCACGTTGATCACGTTTCTAATTACCGTTGCTGGGTATCTGAATGGATATGATCCCTCAGTAAGCGGTCTACAGATGTCTGAGAGGATTAGTTGGTTACCTCAACTAGGTTTAACCTGGTCTGTGGGTGCAGACGGTCTATCGATGCCTCTGATTCTTCTGACGAGTTTTATTACGAGTCTTGCAGCACTTGCTGCGTGGCCTCTTAGATTCAAACCAAAACTGTTTTACTTCCTCCTCCTATTGATGGATGGTGGTCAGATTGCAGTCTTTGCAGTTCAGGATCTTATTCTATTCTTCCTATCATGGGAGTTGGAACTTGTTCCTGTTTATCTGATGTTGGCGATCTGGGGTGGTAAGAAACGTCAGTATGCTGCGACTAAGTTCATCATTTACACCGCAGGTAGTTCTCTATTCATTCTTATTGCAGGACTTGCAATGGGATTCTGGGCATCCAACGGTGCTCCGAACTTTGAATACACTTACCTTATGAATCAGGGATTCCCCAAGAACTTCCAACTCTGGTGTTATGCGGGATTCTTGATTGCCTTTGGTGTCAAACTTCCAATCGTGCCTTTGCATACTTGGTTACCTGATGCACACGGTGAAGCAACTGCACCAGTTCACATGTTGCTCGCAGGTATTCTTTTGAAGATGGGTGGATATGCACTTCTGCGATTCAACTGTCAACTATTGCCTGATGCACATTCAGTATTTGCTCCAGTCCTTATCGTTCTTGGTGTTGTCAACATCATCTATGCTGCATTGACATCATTTGCACAAAGGAATCTCAAACGGAAGATTGCATATAGTTCGATCAGTCACATGGGATTTGTACTCATAGGTATCGGGAGTTATAGTGCTCTCGGAACCAGTGGTGCGATGCTTCAGATGGTCAGTCATGGTTTGATCGGTGCATCTTTGTTCTTCCTGGTTGGTGCAACGTATGATCGAACTCATACTCTCGAACTCGCTGAAATGGGTGGAGTCGGTAAGAGTATGAAGATTATGTTTGCGATGTGGGTAGTGTGTTCTATGGCATCCTTGGCACTGCCAGGTATGAGTGGATTCGCAAGTGAACTGATGGTCTTTGCTGGATTTGCAACTGATACGATGTATTCTGTTCCTTTCCGTGCATTCATTTGTGTTCTTGCTGCGATCGGTGTGATCCTGACTCCGATTTATCTCCTGTCCATGTTGCGGGAAATCTTCTTTGGTAAAGAGAACTTGGAACTTGTTAATCACACAAACCTCGTTGATGCAGAACCCAGAGAGATCTATATCATTAGTTGTCTTTTGGTTCCCATCATTGGAATTGGATTGTTCCCTAGGATTATGACGGATACTTACAAAACTTCTATTGATGCCCTAGTTAACAGGGATAAGATTGCGTTAGTCCGACCGCAACTGGTCAGAACATTCACTCCACCAACTGTATAAATTATCAAGGAAGGTTTGACGCTTTCCTTTTTTTGTGGTATCCTAGTGGGAGGTAAACTGTAGTTATGTCGATTAAATTAGCTCTTCTAAAGTCGGGAGAAACAGTCATTGCTGATGTTCAAGCGAAAGTGGATCAAAATGATAGGGTAGTTTCTATTGCTTTCAAAGATCCTTTTTGTGTAGAACTGGTAACTCCATCTGTTGATTTTGATGCAGAGGAAGGTGAAGTTGAAAAGGAATATGCAATAAGATTTTGGTCCTGGATGCCTCTGACGGATGATGAGGAAATTAAAGTAAATCCAGATTGGATTGTGTCCTTTACTACTCCTAAAGAAGATATTCTCAATTCCTATCAAGAAAGAATGGGAGAAGAACCTGCAGAAGGCGAAACACTAGTAGATAATTTTGAGGTGATAAATGGATGATTTAATTCAGATAATTGTTCTGGTTGATGGAACAATTCTAATTTCAAAAATTGGTCAAGTTATTTCTGAACTCGGTGAACCAGATTGTCGTTTGATTCGTCCACATGTTGTGGAAGGACTTCGACCTTGGTTGGAAAACTTGACTGACCAGACCGATGACATTATGATTTCATCGGATAAGATCTTGACTTTGGTTGACCCCAAAGATGACCTACTTAATGATTATTTGACCCTCACTAAATGAAGTTCTACACGAGTGTTGTTCTCCTTGGTAATGATATCCTTGTCCGTGGATATGAAAACGGCAAACACTTCACGAAACGTGAACCCTTTCAACCTAGGTTCTTTGTTCCGTCTAAGAGAGAAAGTAAATACAAAACCCTTGATGGTCAAGATGTAGAACCCATTCACCCTGGTACTGTCCGAGAGTGTCGTGAATTTTTGGATAAGTATAATGATGTGAATGGATTCAAGGTCTATGGGAATGACCGATTCGTGTATCAATACATCGCTCAGAACTATCCTGAGGATGAAATTAAATTTGATATTTCAAAGATCAAGGTTATTACAATCGATATTGAGGTTGCAGCGGAGAGTGGCTTCCCTGATGTATTCAACTGCGCTGAAGAACTTCTGCTGATTACTGTTCAAGATTATAATACCAAACAGATCACTACCTTTGGATCTCGACCTGCAAAGGTGGAACAGAAGAATGTCAGATATGTTTACTGTGATAGTGAGTATGAACTCATCACCAAGTTCATGGACTGGTGGCAGAGTAATACTCCAGAGGTCGTCACAGGTTGGAATAATGAACTGTATGACATGCCCTACTTGGTTGGTAGGATCACCCGTCTGATGGGTGAGAAGTACGCCAAACGTCTCTCTCCGTGGAATGTGGTGCGTGTCAAAGAGGTCACGATCATGGGTCGGAAACAACTCAGTACAGAGATTGCGGGTGTGTCTATTCTGGACTACCTGGACCTGTATAAGAAGTCTCCTGCAACCCCAAACCAAGAGAGTTATCGATTGGATCATATCGCCTTCATGGAGTTGGGTCAGAACAAACTGGATCACTCTGAATATGATACCTTCCGAGAGTTCTACACAAATGATTGGCAGAAGTTTGTCGAATACAACATTGTTGACGTGGAACTGGTTGACCGTCTTGAGGATAAACTGCGTCTGATTGACTTGTGTTTCACCCGTGCGTTTGACGCTAAGGTGAACTTCAATGACATCGCATATCAGGTACGAACTTGGGATGCTATTATCTACAACTATCTCCTCAAGAAGAATATTGTGATTCCCCAGAAGGAACGCAATAGTAAGAGTGAGAAGTATGCGGGTGCGTTCGTGAAAGAACCTATCCCAGGTGCATACGAGTGGGTTGTGAACTTTGACCTCAACTCTCTGTATCCCCACCTGATCATGCAGTACAACATTTCTCCAGAGACTTTGTTGGAACAAAAACACCCTAGTGCAACTGTTGATAAGATTCTCAAGAAAGAACTGACTTTCGAGATGTACAAAGATAGTGCAGTCTGCGCTAATGGTGCAATGTATCGCAAGGATGTCCGTGGGTTCCTACCAGAACTTATGGAGAAGATGTATAGTGAACGTGTTATCTTCAAGAAGAAGATGATCGAGGCGAAGAAAGCCTATGAGAAGACTCCTACCAAAGCATTGGAGAAGGAGATCTCACGTTGTGACAATATTCAGATGGCTAAAAAGATTGCACTGAACTCTGCTTATGGTGCGATTGGTAATGAGTATTTCCGATACTACAAACTTGCAAATGCAGAAGCGATCACTCTATCGGGGCAGGTATCGATTCAGTGGATCGAAGCGAAGATGAATGAATATCTAAACAAAGTCTTGAAATCTGATGGAGTTGATTATGTTATTGCTATCGATACTGATTCTATCTATCTTAATATGGGTCCTTTTGTTGACGCTGTATTCAAAGGGAGAGAGGCGTCTACTGAGGAGATTGTCAATTTCCTTGATAAGGTCAGTCACATGGAACTTGAGAAGTATATTGAAAGTTCTTACGAAGAGTTGGCGGACTACCTCAACGCCTACGAAAACAAAATGGTGATGAAACGTGAGAACATTGCGGAACGTGGAATTTGGACAGGTAAGAAACGTTATATCCTTCGTGTGTGGGATAGTGAGGGTGTTCGTTATGAGAAACCCAAACTCAAGATGATGGGTATTGAGGCAATCAAAACCTCAACCCCTGCACCCTGTCGTCAATACATTAAAGATGCACTTGAGATCATTATGACAAAGGAGGAGGATGATGTAATTGACTTTATCGAAGGCGCTCGTAAGGAGTTTAAGAAACTTCGCCCAGATGAAATCGCATTTCCCCGTAGTGTATCTGAAATCAAGAAGTGGGAATCTCGGACTGACATGTATAACAAAGGTTGTCCCATCCATGTTCGTGGTGCAATTCTCTACAATCACTACACCAAGAAAGCTGGACTTGATAAGAAGTATGCAGCAATTCAGAGTGGTGAGAAGATCAAGTTTTGTTATTTGAAAACACCAAATACTATTCAAGAGAATGTTTTCTCTTTCATCCAAGAGTTTCCAAAAGAACTGGATCTTGAAAAGTATATTGACTATGATGCACAGTTTGATAAATCCTTTGTTGAACCGATGAAGATTATTTTGAATGCGATCGGTTGGTCTGTTGAAAAGAAAGTAAGTCTAGAATCATTCTTCGCATGAATTTTTTATTTCCAACTCCATTTTTTAGTATAGATAATTTTTTGTCTGAAAATGCAGTTAAAGATCTTCATAATCAAATACTAGAAGATATTTCAAAGAACGAAGGATATGTAAATTCACAGTGGGACTGTTTGGTAAACACTTCTGCTCAAAGAGATGATAGTGTGACTTATCCTATGTTTTCTTTTAAAGAAGCATATGAAGAATTCTCATCACAGTTACATCTTTCAGAACATCAATATGAGTTGATACATCCTTGGTATAACTTTTACACTAAAGGTCAAAATCAAGAACCGCATACACACTTGGGTACACCGAACTGTATGTTCAGTGGTGTATATTTTTTAAAAGGAACTGATAATACAAGAATAGTTTTTTCCAATCCATCTCAAAATTGGTTAAACTATCATAGTTATGATACACACCATCCTGTTGCTAAAATTCATAAAAATATTCCAGAACATTCTTATGTTATGAGTAAGTATGTTCATGAACCAAGAGATAATCAAATTATATTTTTTCCATCATATCTGTCACACTACGTTCCAGCACATAGATTTGATACACCTAGAATTACTATTAGTTTCAACATCGAACTTATAGAATGAAAAATTTATTTGGAGTTCCTTTCTGGGTATGTGATAATTTTTTATCGGATAGAAATTATCAAAAATTGGTTGGAGATATACATTTAGATATTCTAAATGATTATCAAAATCCTGGGGTTAATTGTTCTTGCAAGACTTCTATTCATCAAAAACATAATATTAATTATCCACTTGATGAAATTGGAGAAGAATATGAAAAATTTACCATAGAACTGGGACTGACAGAACATTCATATGAAATTCATGCCTTCTGGTGGAATTTTTATGAACAAAATACTGGTCAAGAACTGCATACACACTTAGGTTCTATTGAAAGAAGAAATGAATTTGCAGGTGTTATTTTCTTAGATGGATGTGAAGAAACTGATTTGATTTTTATGAATCCATCCAGTCAAAATCTTTACTTCATAGATAAACAACTTTATAGAAAAACTGAAGAGCAATCTTTTTATTATGAACAGTGGGTTTATCAACCTAAGAACAATCAATTGATAATTTTTCCTTGCACTCTACAACACTACGTGTCCACTCACAAATGTCTTGAACCCAGAATGACAATCGCATTCAACATTCGTATCGAGACTAAATAATCTGTTTGCAAAAACGAACCAATTCTTGTATAATTATCTCACCAACACAAAAAATATGGATCTTCCTATCAACGATAAAGAATTGAATACCATCGTTAGCGCCCTGCGTTTGGGTGGAGATGCAGCTCTTTATCAAAAACTAAATACTATCAAGCAAATCCGCGAGGAGAATCCTGGCGGTCCATATAAAAAAATTGCTAGAGAGAAGTTTGGTTTTGTTATCTAATGTTTTTTGAAAAAGTGAGTCTGGTTACAGGAGGATTTGACCCCATTCATAGTGGTCATATATCTTATTTTAAGAGAGCAAAAGATTTTTCTGACTATCTTGTAGTAGGATTGAATACTAATGAATGGTTAACTGCCAAGAAAGGTCAATACTTTCTATCTTGGGTTGAACGTGCAGAGATTGTACGTCACCTTAATATGGTTGATGCAGTAGTTACTGTTCCAGATGATGAGGTCGGTTCTGCATGTGGTGCAATTGCCAAGTGCTTAGAGATTGCAGAAACTGTTGTGTTTTGCAATGGTGGTGATCGTGGATCAGGCAATACACCAGAATTAGATATGTATGGAGACAATCCCCGAGTCCAGTTTGAATTTGGCGTTGGTGGAGATGATAAAATGAACAGTAGTTCTTGGATTCTCCGAGGATATTTTGAACGACAACGTAAATTATTGGGCATCTGATGAATTTAAATGTTTATGATGATGTAGTCACTTGGCATGAGAGAGGTAAAATTTTACATCGTGCTTTGCAATCACAACTAAAATTGGGTTGGAGAGATCAACACGTTAATGAACTTAATTATCAAAATCTTCACAGTGACTGGACTCAAGATGACTTAGAAACTTGTGGATTATGGAAATACTTTCAAGCTGTTATTGAGGATACCCCGTGGTTCAATAAGTCTAAATTTTCTAGGTCAGTACTAAACGTAGTTCGATCAAATGATGTTCACTTGATTCATACACATCCATCGCCGACAAATAAAGTTATTTTGTACTATGTAAATCTTGAGTGGAAAGACGGATGGTACGGTGAAACTTTATTCTACAGTGATGATCTCAAAGATGTAGCATTTACATCACCGTTTGTTCCTGGTAGAATAATTCTATTCGATGGACAAATTCCACATTCAATCCGACCTCAGTCAGTCGCAGGTCCAAAATATAGACTGAGTATTTCTACATTTTTTTCTTAAACTATGGACTTTCTAAAAGATATTGTAAAAGAGATTGGTGGTGAATACACACAACTCGCTTCAGACATCGATGATCATGAAACTTATGTGGACACGGGTTCGTACATTTTTAATGGACTTGTTTCAGGGTCTATATTTGGTGGT